CATAAATCCCTTCAACACTGCAATCTGCGACAGACCTACAGTTGTATCAATACCTGCGATAGGTTGATACATGCTTCCAAAAATAACAACAGTCTTGTCTGCGTCGATTGCTTCAATCTTCGCATCTGCTGCTGTACCTACAATCTTTACCATATCAATAAAACCCAACGAATTTGTGTGTTTTACGATGTCCTTGAATGAATCTAATAACATAGTTAATCCTCCTTTGCCTAGTATATATTATTTCGCGTTGAATGTCAATATTTCACATAGCACTGAAGTCAAACAATGTCTCCAAATGTGCATGCTCTTTATTTGTTCTGCTTAGGTCCCAGTTCAGTACACCTAATAAGTTTTCCACCTTCTTGTCTACAATACCAGCCATCATATCGTCGCTGTCGAAAGGCAAACTTAAGAACCATTCCGGTAGATGACCCTCGTCAACAGGGTATGCAATACTGGTAAGCTTATTTTCAGTTGTCTGCTTTAGCTTACATACAATAATCTTCTGACCGTCGATAATACGCATTGCGTGCTGATCTTGGTGGATCTCTTTTAACCTATTCCATGCAAGACTTGCTGTTACGTGACCCGGCACATGCAGGTTGCCCATGTCAATACCTTTTAGTTTTTTAACACCGGATTCGGTAAGTTTATCTCTATAGTGAGTTAGTTTGTTAACTGCTCGAGGAGTACCTTGCTGCCACGGCTTCATCTCTTCGAACTTTTCCTTAAACAATCTAATCTTTTCGATAACTGCATTTTCGCCCTTACCTGTCAGCGTATCTAATAAGATCTCTGATAAGAATGACTGTACAAATTTCGGAGTATCAGCACGCTTTAAGTCCAACCCCATTGCCTTAACCTTGCCCGGCTTTCCGCCGACGTCAAGTCTAATTCCATCCTTGTCATACATTAAGCAAGCATAACGCTTCTTAACCATCCAGATACCGCTCTCTGAAACAGTTTCACGTGAACTTGCAATTACACCAGTTGAACGCTTAATCGGCACATTTAGATTAGTTAAAAGAAAGTCTGGGAAAGTTGCTGACACTGCTTTGGCAAGATCGTTGTAGAGTTCGACGATGCTTTCCTTTGTCCAGACAATTTCGTTATCGTCAATTTCCCGCTTAAGAATAGGGTATGCAGAAAAATAGCAGGAATCTGTATCCCCATAGACGATAGATTGGCCATAATGATCATATTCTCCAGTCATCATTTCATTTGTCTTTGCCGCCATATGCTTGGTAATAGTTCTACCTGTCAATGTTGTTGACTGGCCCAGACGCTGGTCGAAGAATCTACTGCCAGCATTCAATAAAGCGCCATAAGCCGAGTTCAGGTTAATCTTCTTAACCAACTGCCTCTTATCCCAGAATCCTACAATACGCTTTAAGTCCTTTTGATTCTTATGGATTACCTTCCCATCCTTAACCATTAGGTTGTGCTGGTTCATGTATTGCACAACACGCTTTTTATGCCCTTCTGTGATAATTTCCTTTAGCTTTTTAGGCTTATATGCCTCAGCATCGTGGTAGGGGTTAGCTTTGGACTCGGCATCGCTAATATCTGCGTTTGTGAACAAATTTTCCGGCATCTTTATACCTTCAATTTTGGCATTATCTTCAATGTCCTGATAATTGGTCATAATACCCTGCAGGATCTTACGTTCGCTGTACCAGCGAGTTAATAGTGCCGGAACCACGCCATCTGTATCTGTCTTGAAGATTGTGCCGTTGGCGCTAATACACCAAGGTTGCCCACTTTCAAATATTAGGTCGTGCAGTTCCTTCCCGGTGACTTCAAATGTCTGCCCATCTTCCATATCAAGAATTAGCTTGCTGCCAATATCCTTGTTGTAGAAGTCATCCATCTCGAGCACGTTAAATCTATCGTTCCACCAAGATGCAAATGTATGCTTTCCACCCTTTGTTTCCCAATCTGCAATTGCTTGGTTTGTTCTGTCCAATCGAATCTGGCCAACAATCATTTCAGGGCTCATGTTCAGTGTTCTAATTACGGACGGATATAGAGATTTCATGTCAGTGGATGCAATCCATCTGTGAAATCCCTTGCGTGGCGTAGCAACCCAGCCACCCGCGGCCCTGACCGCGTCTTCATCGTGGCCGCGTTTCTTGTCAGGACATATCATGTTGCGGCTGTGTGCTTCCATGAGCACGTTCTGGTCTGTAACTGCAACCGCACCCATTGTTGTCTGAATCAGAACGCAACTCGAATGAGCAATAGAATTTGCAAGGCTAATGAAGTCAAGCTTCTTGTCAAGTCTATCGAGTAGACGTGTGTCTTGAATGTTGTATTCTAAGAACTTCTTAAAGTCGTCGTTATACAACTCGTCCAATGTGCCTTCATACTGAATCTTATTTTCGCCAAGCTCAATCTCCGCAATGGCATTTAGCGCATAGCTGTGACGTTCTTCATAGTTGTATTTCTTGTAAAGTTGCAGGTAGTCCACGTGTACACGGCCAATCAAGTCATATGTATTTTGAGCCTTGCCGCCACGATCAAATTCTCTAACCTTCGGTTCTTGTTCCCAGAGGCATAATCTCCTAGCTTCGTGCTTACCTAATACCTTCTTGATGCGGTTGACAACATAGGGAATATCATATGCTTCACTGTTCCATCCGCTAATAATATCTGCGTCTTCAATGACATCAATAAAAGTCTTGAGCATCTCCCCTTCTGTTTTGAACAGAACGACATTGCCAACCTGATCGGCAATTTCTTGTGCTTCTTCCCAGGTTAGCGTATCCGGTGGAACTGCCAAACAAATAATTTCGTCAATCCACTGTAAGTGAACAGAGATGGATGTAATGTAGTTGTTTGCGTCCGAAGCCTCTGACCAGCCCGATTCCTTGTCGAAGCTAGTTTCAATGTCGAAAAATGCAACATTCGGGTGTGGTGCATCTGCGTGCTGATAGTTGTGTTCTAGACAACGGAAGATGGGATCAACATCTGATTCCCACTTCTTTACATTACCCGATAATGTCTTTAGGATCTTTTGTTTTTCAATGAAGGTACGCGGAATAATCTTCTTTACGGTATCGCCGTAGATAGACTTATGCGAACCTTTGGGGTCAGTGAGGAAGAAATGGTAATCAGGCTGAAATTCGCGGTAAACACGTTTACCGTTTACTCTTTCAACAATCTTGATTACTTCTGCATCTCCTCCCCTGCGGAAGAAAGCGTCAATATACATCAGCCGAGTCCCGCCGCCTTGTATAGTTCTTCTAGAGTTTCTGTATCTTCACGTCGATCGTTCATATCGCCCTTTTGGCAAGTCTTGATAAGACGATTCAGAATGGCTGGCTTGACTTCTAATTCTTCAGCAATTGCTTTTACTGTATCTGATAGACCTGCCTTCAAGTCTTCGCATTCCTGCAAAACTTGAACACCATCTGCAATAACCTGTTTCAGTCGTACGATATTTTCTGGAGATAACTTCATTTGATTCCTTGCTCTGTAGTGCTTTTACTTAGCGTTTAGACTATTGTAGCAGCAACGTTTCTGAATGTCAAGGATTTCTTAAAGAATCTATATATTCATTGAGATTAGATTCCCAGATCACAGTAACCTTATATCCTTGCTTTTCCAAAATCTTTATTCTTCTTATATCTTTTTCTTGTTGTTCTTTTGCTGTCATTTGCGTTTTGGTATTTAGGAAATTTGATTCATAGATTTTTGGATTACAGTGCCAATAATTACCATATACCTCAATAATGTGATTAGTTCTCCTATTGAGGAAATCGACATTATATGAACCTATCTGAACATTGTTTTCGTATTCTTTTAAATACGGCAATAATTTGGTTTCTAAATTACTTCGCCTTTCCTTTAACAATATTTCGTTCTTCTTGCTCATTGATACTGAATTTTGTTCTCGTCTTTGTCTAGCAACTTCAGCACCAAATATTTCTCCCCATGTCTTTCCTTTAAATCTACCTGTATTAGCAGTACCGATGGCTAATTTGGAATCTTCTTTATGAGTCTTTCCTGTACGAGGATGTCCATTTAATTTCCACCGAGCATCTCTTTCTTCTATAGATTTTATAAATTTAGATTGGTATATTTCAGATTTTTTCTGTTCAATGCTTTTTTTGCGTTGCACTTCTCTCGCTGCCGGATCCTCAAATTGTTTCTTTGTTATTTCTCTGGAAAGCAGATTTTTACAGACCTTAGAACAGGTTTTTGATGGACGTTTTATGTTATAGGGAATAAATTGATTTTTACAGATAGAACACGTATACATAAACACTGCCTCCTGTTAATATTTATCATGTAAATATTAATAAAGACAAATTTATGATTTTTGTTTTTTTCTAAAATCTGCTATGGCAGACTTAAGGGCATCTTCGGCCAATATAGAACAGTGTATTTTTACGGGTGGAAGTGATAATTCTTCTGCAATTTGCGAATTTTTAATTTCTGCTGTCTGATCTAATGTCAGTCCCTTAACCGCTTCAGAAACATACGATGATGCTGCAATAGCACTTCCGCAACCATAGGTCTTCCATTTTGCATCAGTAATTATGTTTGTATTTGGATCAATTTTAATTTGCAGGCGTAAAACATCTCCGCACGCCGGTGCTCCCACTAATCCCGTTCCTACACATGGATCATTAGGATCCATTTTACCTACATTTTTAGGATTTTCGTAGTGTTCAATCACTAATTTACTATATGCCATTAGGTTCCTGTATATTTTGGTTGATAGGCCACAGAATATCTGCCCGAATATCTTCTTTTCATTCTTAATGAATCTATTTTGCTTAGACGCTTTATTATTGTTCCATTTTCCGAAATAAGAACCGGAACTAATTTTCGGCCTCTATATGCCATTAAAACATTCCATAGGCATTGCCTGTAATCGGATCATTCACACCCTTGTACATCTTAGGATCGTAGCCGTGTATAGGTGATAGTAAACCCTTCTTCTGATTTTCGCTAGGCAAATCTTCAGTGAAGCGATACATTTGATCCGGCATTACTCTTCTGAACCATTCTACAATGAGTGGACGAACGTCTAAGCTGGGATTGCTATCTTCTAACTCCAGTAACT